CGTATGTTTGAAAATCATCATTCTGCTCTTGAACCAATACCTGGACCCGAAACCTCAAAAGAAATTTTAAATTTTCTTAAAGAGAGAAATCCTACTAGAGAAGAGTTTATAAGGCATTTTTCTGCAAAGAGACTTAATAAAGGTGGAATAAACATGAATCAACAAATGAGTTTTGCATTCGAGGACGGTGGTCTTCGTGACGATGGAATGATGAGAGACCCTGTCTCAGGTAACGAAGTACCTCCAGGATCTACAGCTAGAGAAGTACGTGATGATATTCCTGCACAGTTATCTGAAGGGGAATACGTAGTTCCTGCTGATGTCGTCAGATACTACGGTGTAAAATTCTTTGAGGATTTACGAGATAATGCAAAAATGGGCTTGCAAGATATGGAAGCTCGTGGTAGAATTGGTGGTGAACCTGTTCCTGCTGGTGGTCCTATGAATGATGATGACCTTAGTCCAGAAGAGCTGGCTGCTATTCAAGAGATGATGGGTATGGCTGAAGGTGGTGTTGTCAATATGTATAAACAACAGCAAGACCTGTACAGCCCACCTAACCCAGCTATTGGTAACCCTACAACAACAGGTATGGCAACAGGTGGTGAAGTAAGAGGTTATAACAGTTCCAGTGTTGTTACAAACCCTATGACCGATCAAAGTGTTCTTGAAGCAGGACAACAAGCACAGCAAAGAGGGTTCGTAGGTTTTCCATTAGGTGCGACAATCTTTCCATCTGCAACAACAGGAAAAACAGTACTAGGTCCATCAGGTACTCAAGTAGCTACAACAGGTAACATTGGCCAAGCTACTACAGGAACCACTGGCACTACAACTACGACAGATACTTCTGCATTAACTACTGTAACTCTTTATGGACCTAATGGTGAAATTATTACACTGACACTTCCAACAGATACAGATAGATATAACCAACTACTATCTGAGGGTTGGACTACAGAAATGCCTGTAGCTGGAGCAAAATCAGATGATGGTGGTGGTGATACAAAAGTAGATACAGACCCCAATGCTTGGATGGATAAGTTTGATTATACATTTGGAGAAGGAAGAAACCTTAATACTCTAGGTACTCAAACTTCAGAGCTACTTACTAAGATTCCGTTTGGTGGTGCAATAGGTCTTCTAGGTAATGGTACTAAAGCAGCTCAAGCTGCAGCTAACATTATTATTATGAAAGCTAATGGACAAGATACGGCAGCACTAGAAGCAGAGCTTAAAAAGTTTAAGAAAGAAACTGGATTAAGTATGCTACCTGAAGAGTTAACAAACGGTGATCAGCTAGCTAAAGACATTATGTTAAAGCATACTAATCTAGCCAGAGCTAATGCTACAACTCTTGAAGGGAAACCTTTATTTGAAGATGAACAAGACTTTAGAGATCATATGAGTGCGGTAATTCCAGAGACAGTATCTAGCCCAGGATTGTCTGGTACAACTGCAGAGTCTGCAGCAGAGGTTGCTAAAGAGCAAACAGTTATGTCTCAACCAGTTAAGCCTGTAGTCAAACCTTCATCTAACAATGATGATGATGTACCTACTCACGAGGAGATTATGGAAAAACACTACGGAACTAGTTGGAAAGATGATCGTACATCTGCTCAAAAAGAAGCTTCAGATGTAGGTTTTGGTAGTGATACAGGTGGATGGACCCCTAAAAACCCAGATGGTACATCTATGTGGAATAAAGGTGGTTTAATGGATACACCTAAACCAAAAAAGAAAACGAGGAAGTACAATAAAGGCGGACTCGCAGGTAAGAAATAAGGCTACCCAGCTACGGCTGGCCCCAACATAAGGAGAATATAATGCCTGAACTAGCAGAAGTAGAAACACCAAAGACAGCAGGGTTTGTTGATCGAGGTTATAACTACGAACGCAAACGTTTAAAACTGGAAGAAGAAGAAAAGGAGATTGCAAGACTTGAAGCTGCTCAACGAGGAGAATCTACCGAAGAAGATGAATCCCAAGAAGAAGAAGCCAAAGCGCAAGAGGCCGATTCAGAAGTTGAAGAAGGAACGTTATCTCCAGAAGAAAGAAGCTTCAAAAAACGTTATGGCGATTTAAGACGCCACATGCAAGAAAAAGAAAAGGAGTGGAACGAAAAGTTCGAAGCCTTTGAAAAACGCATGGTAAAAGAATCTATTGTCCCTCCAAAGTCTGATGAAGATATTGAAGAGTGGGCAAAGCAATATCCTGATGTAGCAGGTATCGTAGAAACTATCGCTGCTAAAAAAGCTCAAGAAATGTTTAGTAAAGCAGATGCTAGATTACAAGAGCTAGACAAGGCACAATCAGAAGCAGAACGAGTTAAAGCAGAAAATGCTATTCGTAAAGCACACGAAGACTTTGATGACTTACGTGCTTCTGATGATTTCCACAACTGGGCTGAAGAACAGCCTAAGTGGGTACAAGACGCACTATACGAAAATGCAGATGACCCTGCGTCAGTAGTACGTGTTATTGATTTGTACAAAGTAGATAAAGGCCTTACTAAAACTGCAAAGAAAGCTAAGGCTAAAGATGCAGCTTCAACAGTTACAAGACGTAGTAAAACGTCTGTAGATGTAGATGATGCAAGTGACACTATTCGTGAATCAGATGTAGCTAAAATGTCAGACAAAGAGTTTGAAGCTAGATCTGAGGAAATCAACAAAGCTATCCGTGCGGGTAAATTTGTTTACGATGTATCTGGCAATGCTAGATAAAGCTGTTGACAAATAAAAAAGCAACAGTATAACTATAGGCATAGAGACAAAAGCCTCTTTACGACTACCTTTTGTCTCAACCTAATTTCATAAAAAGTCTAAAACTAAAAAGAACTACCTGTTCAAGTATAGGCCCAGTGTACACCTGCTAGCGCAAGTAGGTGTTTTCTGCACCCTAGAAAATGTTCAGCCTCTTTAAGGTGTTTAGCTTGACAAGCCAAATATCAGGAGGATTTTATCATGGCTTTTACAACTGCAGGTGGCTACGGAAATTTACCAAACGGTAATTTCTCCAGCGTCATCTATTCCAAAAAGGTTCAGCTTGCCTTCAGAAAAAGCACAGTAGTTGGTGATATCACTAACTCTGATTATTTCGGTGAGATCAGTGCTCAAGGTGATACAGTGCGTATCATTAAAGAACCTGAAATTTCGGTCTCGTCTTATGCTCGTGGCACACAGATCACAGCACAAGACTTGGACGATGAAGACTTCTCTCTAGTTGTTGACAAGAGCAACTACTTCGCCTTTAAGGTCGATGATATCGAAGAAGCTCACTCACACGTAAACTTCATGGATCTTGCGACCAACCGTGCGGCATACCGCTTGGCTGACCAGCATGACCAAGAAGTTCTTGGTTACCTATCAGGTTATAAGCAGTCATCTTTGCATACGCAAGCTGATACTGTGAATGATACTGTAAACGGTACCAAAGCAGTAGATACTGCAGGTTCAGACGAATTGCTATCTTCAATGAAGTTGAAGAAGGGTGACTTTGGTAACATCACTACTTCAGGTGCTGCTGACCATTCGATTCCTGTTGCAGCACGTCTACCAGGTGCAACAGCACTACCAACTGCTACGATTTCACCAGCAATGATGGTGGCTCGTATGGGTCGTCTACTTGACCAACAACAAGTTGACACTCAAGGTCGTTGGATCGTTGTTGACCCAGTATTCATGGAAGTACTTCGTGATGAAGACTCACGTCTATTCAACGCAGACTTCGGTGAATCAGGTGGCCTACGTAATGGTCTAGTCTTGAACAACTTCCACGGTTTCCGTGTATATAGCTCAAGCAACCTACCATCAGTAGGTACTGGTCCTGCAACAACAGGTACAGCTAACCAAAACGCTAACTATGGTGTTATTGTTGCTGGACATGACTCAGCTGTTGCAACTGCCGAGCAGATCAACAAAACTGAAACATACCGTGACCCTGACTCATTTGCAGACATCGTTCGTGGTATGCATCTATATGGCCGTAAGATTCTTCGTCCAGAAGCAATCACTACAGCTAAATATAACTTGGCGTAAGGGGGGATTGAATTATGACACCTAACGGAATGCGTACAATCTCAGTAGAACTTGAAGCAACAGCATTGGCTGCTGGTGCAAACACAGTTGCTACTCTTCCTGCACAAACAGTTATCCTAGCTGCTGGTGTTGAAGTTACTGAAGCACTTACTGGTGCTACAGCTTTGACTTTCGACATTGGTACAGGTGCTGATGATGACGAGTTCGTTGTAGCATATGCAATGGCTGGTAAATCAGTTGGTGATGTTGCTCCGTCAGTTCCTGGCATAGCATATATCGGTGCAGAAGATACTCTAGATCTTAAAATCGACACCCTAACAGGTACAGCTACTGCAGGTAAACTGCGTGTCTGGGCTTTGGTAATGGACGTTGATGGTAAAGGTGCAGCAGAAGTTGCCCGTGATCAAGTTTAACTAAACTAAACTAGAGGGGCTGGGCAACTGGCCCCTTTAGGCTATCTGAAGGATTTTTGTAATGGCTACTTACGTTACTTTAGTAAATGAATTACTACGTAGACTGAATGAAGTTACACTAGATACTGCTGGTGATGGTTTTGATACAGTACGTAACGTACAAGCACTTGCTAAAGATGCTATTAACAACTCCATTAGAAATATCCTACAGACAGGCCAAGAGTGGCCTTTTCTTAAAGTTACATATACTCAAACATTAACTGCGGGAACAAGACTTTATGATTTTCCTGCTGACTTTGCTAGTGTTGATTGGGATACTTTTTATATTAAACAATTAGATTCTACAAGCAACACCCCTAGTTTTTTACCTACAATATCTTTTGAAGAATACACACAAAGGTATCGTGGACTTGATGACCAAGCTGATTCAGGCTCTGGTATATCTGCTCCTCAACGTATTTATCAAACATACGAAAGCAAGTTTGGTGTAACACCTGTACCAGACAACTCGTATGAAATAGAATACGTATACTGGAAGTTTCCAGCTGATCTTGTTCTTTTTAATGATACTTGTTTAATTCCAGATAGATTTAACCATGTGCTTGTTGATGGTGCAATGATGTACATGATGAGATTTAGATCTAATGATCAAAGTGCAGCTATTCACCAACAAAACTTTGATAACGGTATTCGTTCTATGAGACGTATACTTATGGATGACCCACTAGATATCAGATCTACAGTGGTTCAAAGAAATAAATCGTTTAGTAACACTATTAGTAGTATTGTCTAATGGCTGAAAATTTAGCATCCTTTAAAGTATTCTGCCAAGGCGGTCTAAACACTAGTCGTGATGTGCTGTCACAAGGTGAGACACAACCTGGTTCTGCAGTTGCTTTGATTAATTACGAACCTGCTGTTACTGGTGGTTATCGTAAGATCAACGGATTTAGTAACGACTACGGTATAGTTACAGGCACAGGTGATGTCTTAGGTGTTTGTGTAGCTAATGGTATCAACGATGGCATTCTAGCTTGCCGTGAACCTTCTAGTGGCTCTGACTACTTACACTACTGGGATACAGCTACAGAGGCTTGGGTTGCAGTAACTACTTCTGGTTCACCTACAATGACAGGTGTAACAAAGGTACGCTTCACTAAGTACAACTGGGGTAGCCCAAAGATACTTCTTACTGATGCTATTAATCCTGCAGCTACGTATGATGGTACTACTTACACACAGATCACACATGCTGATGCACCCAGCGCACCTAGATTGTCACACGTATTTAAGAACCACATGTTCCTAGCAGGTGATCCTAGTGAGAACACGAATCTTTATTTTAGTGCACCTTACGATGAGACTAGCTTTGCTCCTGCTGATGGTGCTGGTGTTATTAACGTAGGCTTTCCTGTTGTAGCTATCAAGTCTTTCCGTGATGTGTTGTACATCTTTGGTAGTAATAATATTCGTAAGCTTGTTGGTGATAACATCTCTAACTTTGTATTACAAGAAGTTACAGATGACCTTGGATGCCTAGCTACAGACAGCGTTATTGAGATCGGTGGTGACCTACTCTTCTTATCACAAGATGGCTTACGTCCTGTTAGTGGTACAGACAAGATTGGTGACGTTAACCTAGAGACAGTATCAAAAGACATTCAGTCTATCTTTACTGACATCGTGTTTGACATTGACCTAGAAAGTCTTAACGCAGTAGTCATCAGACAAAAGACACAGTTCCGTTATTTCTTTGGTGCAGCAGACTCTCAAGGTATTATTGGTGGTTTTAGACAGACACCTAATGGATTGCAGTTTGAATATAGCCAGATGCTAGGTATTACAGCTACTTGTGCTGACAGTGGTTATATAGGACAAAACGAATTTATTATACACGGTGATTCCACAGGTAAAGTTCATAGGCAAGAACGTGGCAATGACTTTGATGGTACAGACATATTCTCTGTATTTCAAACGCCATTCTTTCATATGCAAGACCCAGAACAACGTAAAGTGTTCTACACTGTAGCTACATACTTACGTGCTGAAGGTGACAACGAAATCGTTATGTCTGCTCTGTACGACTACGAAGACATTGACACACTAAGTCCAACAAACTTTACACTAACAACAACAGGTGCTGCAGCATACTATAATGAAGCTATATACAATAGCACAGCAATCTTTGATGGTAACCCTGCTCCAGTTAAGCGAACAAACATTTCAGGTTCAGGTAAGTCAGCATCATTCAAATTCGTAACTAATGATTCCAATGCATCACACAGTATTCAGGGTCTAGTGATTACATTCGGGGTAGGAGACAGGTTATAAAATGGCAGGTTATACAAGACAGTCCGTAGCTGACATTATCGCTAATGCGGTTATTAAAGCTGCACCAGTAAACGCAGAGTATAATGCAATACGGGATGCCTTTGCTTTCGTAGGTGGACACAAACACGATGGTAGTTCTACTGAAGGTGCTTACGTACCTTTGATTGCTGACGTTGATGCATTAAACAAAGTTGTAGTAGATACATCTAACAACCGTGTAAGTTTTTATTCTGAGGTAGGTGGTGCTGCAGTTGAGCAAGTCCGTATTCAAGACGGTGCTATTGTTCCTGTAACAGACAACGATATTGACCTTGGTTCATCTGGTCTAAAGTTTAAGAACTTATATGTAGATGGTATTGGTGAGATTGGTTCTGTTACCATTCTAGGTGGTACTATTGATAATGCTGTTATTGGTGGTACAACTCCTGCAGCAGGTACCTTTACATCTCTTACAGCTACAACTGCTGACATCAATGGCGGTACAATAGATAACTCTACAATAGGTGCTACTACCCCTGCCGCTGGTACATTTACATCTGTAACTGCTACAACAGTAGACATTGATGGTGGTACAATAGATGGTACAGTTATCGGTGGGACTACTCCTGCTGCTGCAGACTTTACCACTATGGATGCTTCAGGTAATGCTACAGTAGGTGGTACGTTTGCTGTAACAGGTACATCTACCTTTACAGGTACAGCAACTATTACTTCTGCTGAT